CACACCTAGACCGTGTGAGTGTTCGAAGTTGTGCTTATACCCCTCCAACTCCGCAAAGAACCTGCCAACGTCGTGAGGGAAGCTGATCGTATCGTGAAACAAAACGACGCCATCAGGGTTGAGGAATGGCAGCCACGTCGTGTAGTCGTTCTTGACCGCTTCGTAGGTGTGCAGGCCGTCTATGTGCAGGATGTCGATTTTCTTCTCCCAGCGCTTGGCTACGTCGTCAAAGTAGCCTTTGATGAAGTATAGGTTCTTCATCTTGATTGTCGCCCGGAAGTGTTCACGCAACCCCATGACGTGGTCGTAGGTGCTGCGCCTCCCTGCATGTTCGTCGCCCTCAAATGAGTCAATGCCGTACACCTTGCCGTGACCAAGCACCGCAAAGCAAAAGGTCGAGAAGCCGTAGTCAACACCAAGGTCGACGGTCACCTTCGGCTTAAGTGCGTCAGTCAGGTGTATTGCGAAGTTGCCGTGTCCCTCCCACGCCGTAGGCTTGGCGAGGATCATCTGATAGAAGTGCTTGATTGCGTGCATGGCTCAAATTTACTACATGATCACATACCTGCCTCCAGCGTTGGCTGATAGCTTGTTGAGCGCGACGTAACGCACCGCGTCAATGGCGTGGTTGTACCGGTCAATCGGCACTCCCAACGACGCGCCTGTCTTATCCGTGTCCCACGTGTAGTTCCTCAACTCCTTAATCAAGTTCGTCGATTCACGCGTGACCAGTAGCGGCTGGCGCTTCAAGATGTCGATTGAGTTCCTGATGCTATCGGCGCCCTTCGTCGCCGGGTGAATGTTGAAGCCGAGGCGATGCACCTCCTCAATGCTCTTGGGTTCAGCACTGTCTGCGATGATCGGCCACGACCTGCCAATGCCCAGCTTGCGTAGGTGTTCAGCGATGTCTTGATTCGTCAGTCCGTTCTGGTAGAGCAACTCATGCAGGAGGATAGCACTGCCTCGCTTGTAGACCGCCACGACCGCCGTGGGATCGTTGGTGTATCCCCAGTCCAATCCGATGGCCACCAGCTTATCCCCAGCAAAGTCGATGCCGTCGACCTGCTGCCAGTCGTCGAAGACCACGCCCTGCAATGATCCGACCTCACCTAAGCCGTAGACCTTCCACCAGTTCGCCCAGTACGTCGATGTCGCCGCCTTGACCTGCGCCGCTTCGATGTCATCGCGGATCGTCGCTGGCAGCGCCTCATTATCGCGATACGTCAAGACTACCAGTTCGCTATCCGGTTCTTTCAGCACCTCCGTGTGCGCCCAGAACTCCGACACCGGGTTGAAGTCGATGTAGATGGCTTCGCTTGTTCTGATGGCCAGCTGATGGTACGCCTCAAACTCGATGTTGTTGGCTTCGTTTATGTATAGCACCTGCCGCCGTGCGCCGCGTAACTTAGCCTCCTGGTCTGCGCTGAAGAACTCAATCGTGCTGCCGTTCGCAAACGTGTAGGTCAGCAGCGTCTTGTTCCAGCCTTCGTCGCGCCAGCGGTTCGTCCACTGCATGACCTTGCCGAAGTCCTTCATAGCGCCACGTCGTAGGTGTGGGATTGATTCAGATACGACGCTGATCTCGGTCTTGGTCTTTGCCGCGATGTTGATTAGCACTGCAAGGATGGCGATGGTTTTTCCGTTCCCCCACCAGTTGCCCAGTGGGGGTCAACATCCAGCAGATGTCCCGCCCTGAATGACTTTCTTCCGAGCGGCCACCTGCCGAATGCGTTTAATTGCAGTTGTGTATTTGAAACTCAATCTAATTGCTTAATCTTCTCGATGTAAACCACCGCATCCATCAACTCCTCCTGCAAGTGTTGCAGCCACTCCATCAGCGTCAGGTCATCGCGCTCCATGGTCGTGCCGTACTTCTCCTTGCCCTTTTCTGCTCTTGTCCTAAGTTGGACAACAACGGCCTCGGTGATTGCGTCAGTCATTGGTGACGTGGTTGATGCGTGCCTGTGCTATTGCGACGTACTCGGCCTCGCGTTCAATGCCGATGAAGCGGAAGCCTTCCAGCACTGCCGCCTTTCCTGTTGATCCTGACCCCATAAACGGGTCGAGCACAAGTCCATCGGGTGGCGTTACGAGCCTGCACAGGTATCGCATCAGGTCGGTGGGCTTGACTGTTGGGTGGTGGTTGTGTTTTGGGGTTGCTGTTACGGGGTCATGCTCTTTGCCTCCAATGCCGTTACCCATAGTGGGGGCAAAGCGTGCATCAATCCCCTCACACCCCGCATCCCTATCCGCCTTGCTCGCCTTGGCGCAGTAGAAGAATCGTGCCGAATCTTTCAGCAGGTCGGTCACCTCCTCGCTTCCATCGTGGATGAAGTTGGCAGGCCAGCGGCCTTTGGTTTCGTCAGCATCTTGTCGAGCAAATCCACCACCATATATTCCATTTGTATTGTTTTCGCCAATACCTTGTTTGCGTGGCCCAAACTCTCCTTTAGTATCATTTGCGGCCATACCCACCCTTCCCCCATCCACGTTGATAGCCCCTGTGCCGTATTGCAGCACGTTCTCCGCAACAGTGCCAATCAGCGGCTTGCGTGCTACGGTGATAGGCTCAAGGGCAGGCTTGAGCGCAGTTCCCCAGCCCTTGGCTACAAACGGTCCAATCGGTTTGCCGCAAACAGCGCAATCTTCCCCCACTCGGCTTTTTTGTGACTGCCGTTGCACGGCCACAGTTCCAAGTTCTCTGGGCTGTTGTTCGATGGATTGTGATCTAAATGGTGTACCACTTCTATCCGTGTCAACAAACGTCCGCACATCTGAGCCATGACCAGCCGATGCTGCATGATGTAGCCGTCTTTGCGTGCCATTGGCAATGCCCAATATGGCGCCCTTACGTACAACACCTCGGTGTAATTGCCCTTCCTCTTGAATTGCGTTACGCCGCCCTTCCATGCCGGATTGTTTGCCCCCTGCAGTTTCGGGTTCGGACCCCTCAGCCCGAATGAGCGATGCGTCGTGTTCCGACACGCTCGACTGCAAAACTTCCCTACATTGCGCTGCATTGTCGACGGCCTGCGATATATCGGTTTGCCGCATTTGTCGCACGTCGCGTTGGGTCTGCGATTCGGTTCCATGACCACAAATATAGTGGTTGTTTGGTTCCGGTCTATCACAGTGGCAAAGTTTTTTTCCTATGTCGTGGTTTTTTGGGAATCCGCTGCCATATACGTACGCAATCATATCCCGAATCTCGAAACCTGCATCCTCAATCCTTACCGCCATTCTATGCTGTGTCCTCGTTCCGGCAAAGGCCAGCAAATGCCCACCTGGTTTTAACACCCGAAGGCACTCCGCCCACACCTCAACGCTCGGCACGTCATAGTCCCACTTCTTGCCCATGAACGACAGGCCATACGGCGGATCAGTAACAACAGCGTCAACGCTGCAATCAGGCATAGCACGCAAGACCTCGATGCAGTCGCCGTGTATTAGTTCAGTCATTGAATAGCGGCTGTTCGATTTTGACTTCAGCTTGTGTCTTATCAGCCAAGCCGTTGAGGCGCTGCGTGATGCTGGCGTTATACTGTCCAACCATCCCCCCCTCGATTTGATCACGTCTTATAGCCTTGCGTATGCGGGAACAGATAGGGACATACGCATCGTATCGGCCCTGTTTGTTTTCAAAGTAGTCGCTCAAATCTGTGATGACCTGCAGGTCTGCAACGTACAGTTCAAAGCCTTCCATCGTCAATGGTCTTTCCAGTGGCTCATCCTTCTGCATCCCATCCTTGCCAACAAATACGACCCTCTTCCTTGGGTTGCTCTTGACTTCCTGAACATAGGCCGCAAACAACTCCCACATCCGCTCGGGTGTTTCAATGTACTTGCCGTGTCCCTTGCTCGTGCCCATTACGCCTCAATATTTGTGACGATTTCAATGATCTTCTCGATAACCGCGACCTTGGCATGCAGTGCATTCGGTGCATCGCTGTCTTCAAGCGAATCCAAAATATTGGACAAATTTGTCAACAATGATCCGCGATCCTGCCAGTCGAGTGCTCGAGCGTCCTGTTCCGCTGTGATGTCGGGTTGGTGTGTCATATCAATCTTCGTTTAGTTCGCCCAATTCTCGTAGCTTGTTCCTGCTCCAGCCAAGCGCCGCCTTGCCTCCCCAAAGGAGGTAGCTGATGTATCCGCAGTCGCTGGTGCTGTCTGCGTTGTCGTAGTACGTTTCCGCGCGCGATAGGTAACTGTGCATTCGCTTGATCGTTTCAAGGCTGATGCCTTCGCCCTTGGCCAGTTGCTGCGCCCTCACCTTGCCTGTCTGCGTTGCGCACTTGTTGCCGTTGCGCTCATTGAGTTCGATGCCGCGCTTGGCGTTGTTGCGCACACCCTCGCCGTAGTCTGCGTAGGTGTCAGCAAAGGCGCTGCGGTCTGCCTCCCACTGCCTCGCGCAAACAAGGTAGCGCTGCTGCTGGCTCGGGAACTCGCTGGCAGTTTTGTCATCACCCATGCAACGCTGGATGAAGTCCGTTTTGCTTTCGCTGTCTGTTGGTGTAGGTAGTGGCATAGTAGTAAATATCATTGAGTCGATAATCGTGCGCGTGCGTCCATTGCGTCAGCCATCATCTCCTGTAATCGGGAAACGGCGCATGATCCACACCACCAGTTCGTCCGTCCGTAGCCGTTGGCGTTAGCCACGTTCTCCAGCATCGACACCTCGCCCGGTGAGAGCGACATCGTCTGCGATGCATAGTAGCCGTCAAGCTTGTGCTTCACCGATAGCACCTGCATTGCTTCGTCAAGTGTCATTTCTCCGACAGTTTAATGATCAGCACCGTCAGCCCGGCTGAAGAAAGACCGACAGGAATAGCAAGCAGCCAGTGCAGGTTGGAGGCTGCGACGGTCAGAACTACGCCCCACCAAAACGCAAGGCAGGTCAGGCAGGTCAGCGGCTTGCACCTTGCGTAGCGGTAGTACCACATTGGCAGCACGTTATAGCGGTTCATCGCCAAGGAAGTCATAGTGGCCAAAAGCAAGATAGTAATCAGGTCCAAGTTCATGTTTTAGTCGTTGTTTGCAGTTGTTGATCGTGTACGAAATTGATCGCCAAGGTATCTTGGTGTGGCGCTCGATGAGTTTCTTGTTGCCCAGTTCAAGCCACAGGAGGACTAACTGTTTGTCGTATGGGTAGGCACCGGCTTTTGCCCAGCTATCCATGACTTCGATCGCGCGTTGAAAAATCGCATCAGGCCGCTGGTCATACGGCTCATCAGCTGCCTCCAGCTGAATGTCGGCGATTTCCTCGCGCAGCTCATTGTGTCGGTAGTCGCGTTGAAATTTAGAGTTGCGACTTCGGTAAAGGTTGATAGCCATGCGCACGACGTAGAAGTTGAGGTAACCTCCTGCGTGCATTGCTTCGATCTTATCGGCTGGCTTTTCATAAAGTCGGATGACGAGTTCATGTTCAAGGTCAGGCGCAAGGTCAGGCGTAGCCAGCTGCCGCGCTATCTGCCGCAGCTTGCCGCTCGTGTAAAGCGTTAGTATGATCGTGCGTGCCTCCACATTGGTCGCAAATATACATAGTATCTTTTGGTCTGACGTTGTGCGGCTCGTGGCGCTTAATTTCTTTCAGCCACGTGTATTTGTTCATGGTCACCTGCAGGATGTAGATGACCTCCAAGCCGTGGTGTACTGTCGAATAATGGCGACGCATCAGCTGGGCTATCTCCATCAGCGTCATTTGCATTTTACTGCGCATCAAGTGCATGAGGCAGTATCGCGCTTCGGCGACTTCGCGGTGACGGTCTTGGCTCTGCATCTGACGCAGGCCAACGCCGGTGCGCTTTGTCACCTGTTCGGCGTAGTAGTAGAATTCCTTTTGTCTATTCATTGGTGGTGGTTGGTTTGTTGATTGCTTTGAGAAAATCATCCAGTGATCGGACGATGTGGTACTTGTAGCCTGCCGCTTCGATCTGCATCTGCCAAATCTTCTGCGCCACGTTTTGCCGCCCTGTTTCGGTCTTAAACTCCAGCGCTATCATCCCTGACGGCGACAGGTAAAGCATGTCAGCGACGCCAGCGACAACGCCCATGCCCTTCATGACTGCGCCTTGATAGCTGTTGTTGCTGTTGTTGTTCACCGCAAAGAGTAATCCGCGCTCTGCTTGGTAGTTGTTCCAGTGATAGACGAAGCACTGGGATTGTAGTCTGAATTCTGAAGACATTTGAATAGTGGTTGTCCGTGATCGTTTTTGAGTTCCTGCAAAAAGAAAAAGTACCCCATGCGGTATCCGCACAAATTTAGCAATTTCTTTGCGGTTTGTTTGTCCTTGATGATGTTGTGCAACACCCAGTGTAGCTTGATTTTCTTTAGCTTAATCAATGCCGCCACCTCTTCCAATGTTGCCTGTTTTGCCATGTTGCGGTAGTCGATTGGTGTGTAGCTTCCGTTGATTTGCAATATGACTTCCTCACCCATCTCACCGACTTTGACTGGCGCGACGTAGCCGCACGCAGGACATTCTGCCAATGCGGATAGCATGATGTACCCGCACTTCCGGCAGTTCTTCTGCGGCGCGACGCCTTTGCTTTTCTTAGCTTTTTTCTCCAGCTTCCAAACGCGGTCAAACTCCCACGCCTTGTGCTGCTCCCTATTGTTGCCGAAGTCCAGTATGGTGAACTCCTTCTTTGTCGGCGTCACTCGGCTACCCCTGCCGCACATCTGAAGGTATAGCGGCAGTGACTTTGTCGCACGGTAGAGGATTACGACTTCAACATTCGGATCGTCGAAGCCAGTTGTTAAGATGCCGCAGTTGCACAGGATGCCGTTTGCACTTGCCTTAAACCACGCCAACACCTCCTGTCGTTCATCAGGCTTCATCGTGCTATCCAAGTGCCTCGCTGGCAATCCTGCGCTTTGCAGTTCGTCGCATAGCTCTTTGCTCGACGCAATACTTGGCGCAAATGCCAGCGCCTTCTTGCCAGTGCAGTAAAGGAGGTAGTTCGTTATCACTCCGCGAAAGACCTTCTGCTTGCTGTACGCCGCCCCCAGTTGCGCCGCGTCGTAGTCGCCGTTGTAGGTTCGCACTCCTGTCAAATCTACTGGCACGCTGTACGTCGTTGGCGTGGCGAGGTAGCCGTCGTCTATCAACTCGCGGATAGTCACAGGATCGACGATTTTCGTGTAGAATTCCTTGAGCGCCTTTTGGTTGCCTTCGCGATGCGGCGTTGCTGTCGCACCTATGACCGTTGCTTTATCCGGTATGTAGGCAAAGAGTTTGTCAAAGCTGCCTTTGTGCGCCTCGTCGATGATTACGAGGTCGATGTCCTGCATCATCTTTTCGTATTCTGCCTTTCCCATCCTGCGATTCAATGATTCTATCATCGCAATGTAGCATGTTGAAGGCTGCAGCTTTGCGTTGCCCTGCCTGATGGCGACAGGTGAAACGTCGAAGCGTGTCAGTGCGCCGTCGGTTTGCGTCAGCAGTTCGACGCGGTCAGTAACGATCAGCACCTTCTTTCCTTTGCTTAGCGCAGATTGCACCATAGCGCTAAACATGACGGTCTTGCCGGCACCTGTTGGCGCGCAGAGGATCACGCGCCTGTTGCCTTCCCCAATGGCAACGCGCAGTTGCTCAATGGCCTTTTGCTGATATGGTCGGAGTGTAGTCACTTGTAGTCGGTTTGTAGTAGGTTTTTTGCGTGAAAAGTTACTACAAAAAAACGGCCTTTGCAATAGCGTGGAGGGCATTTTTTGAGTTTGTAGTAAGTGTAGTAAGACTTTTTTAATAAAAAGAGTATGTATTATATGATGACGATATGAATAATATTCACGCACATATAGGGTTTCAAAAGTGC